TATTGTCAAAAAAGATATAGATGCTGTAAAACAATCTGTTAGAAATCTTATATTAACAAATCATTATGAGAGACCCTTTCATCCTGAAATAGGTTCGGGTATAACAAATCTTTTATTTGAACCACTAGACCCAATTACAGCAAATTCATTAACTAGAGTTATAGGTGAAGTTATAACAAACTTTGAACCTAGAGCACAATTAGTATCTGTTGATGCTAGACCAAGTTTAGATACAAATTCATATGAGGTCAGTATAAGTTTTAGAGTAATTAATATACCTGGCGAATTAGTTAGTCTTACAACTATGTTAGAAAGAAGTAGATAGAATGGCAAAAAGAATAGAAGTCACAGATTTAGATTTTGATAGTATCAAAAATAATCTTAAAGTATTTTTAAAACAACAAGACCAATTAACTGATTATGATTTTGAAGGTTCAACCATGTCTACCTTAGTAGATGTTTTAGCATATAACACACACTACAATGCTGTCTATGCAAATGTACTAGCCAATGAAATGTTTTTAGATAGTGCTGATTTAAGAAACAGTATTGTATCTCATGCAAAACATGTAGGGTATACACCAAGAAGTGCAACATCACCTGTTGCCTTTTTAAATGTTACGGTAAATAATGCAACTGGTTCTACATTAACTGCAGCTAGAGGTACAACTTTCACTACGAGTGTTGATGGTACAACTTACAATTATATTGTGAAAGATGCTACGACAATTACTCCTGTTGCTGGTGTATATACTTTTTCTAATTTACCCATTTATGAGGGAACACTTATTACAAATAAATTTACGGTGGATACTTCAAATGCTGATCAAAGATTTTTAATTAAAAATAATTTTGCAGATACTACAACTTTAAAAGTTACAGTTCAAAATAGTTCAACAGATTCTACTACAACCACTCACACACTTGCTGCTGATTTAGCTGATATTACATCTACCTCAAAAGTTTATTATCTTGAAGGTGCTGAAGATAATCAGTATGAAGTTAAGTTTGGTGATGGTGTGCTTGGTGCTGCTTTATCCACCGGAAACATAGTGACATTATCATACATTGTCACAAACGCTGAAGAAAGTAACGGTGCAAGTTCATTTAGTTTATCAGGTACTGTTGGTGGTTTTTCTAACGTATCTATTTCTACTACAACCAATTCAGTAAATGGTGCTTTACCAGAGACACCAAACAGTATTCGTTTTAATGCACCTAGACAATATGCATCTCAAAATAGAGCGGTGACACCAAATGATTATGCAAGTAAAGTAAAAGCAATTTATGCAAATGCAAAATCTGTTTCTGTTTGGGGTGGAGAAGATAACGCTACACCTTTTTATGGTAGAGTTTATATTTCAATTAAACCTGTTGCAGGTGCAACGTTAACTGAAGCACAAAAATCAGATATTATAAATCAACTAAAGGAATTTAACGTAGCAAGTATTACTCCAATCATAGAAGATCCTGAAACAACATCTGTACAATTGAGTGTGAGTGTTAAGTATGATGCTAAAGCAACTGTAAGAACAGCTGATAGTATTAAGGCATTAGTCTCATCAGCAATAACAACTTTCAATACAAATAATTTACAAGAGTTTGATAGTATATTCAGACACTCTAAATTTATCGAAACAATAAACAAAGTAGATCCTTCTATATTATCAAACATAACAACTGTTAAATTACATAAATCATTTACAGCAACTACAACAGGTTCTACAACTTATACGATAGGTTTCAATAATGCTTTATATAATCCTCACTCAGGACATAACGCAACTGGCGGAGGTGTATTAGTATCATCAGGTTTTAAAATTAATGGTGATGCTACTAATGAATATTTTTTAGATGAAGATGGTGCAGGTAATGTAAGATTATATTATCTTGTTGGTACTACTAGAACATATGCAAACAGCACCCAAGGCACAATCAATTATTCAACTGGTGTAGTTACCATAAACAGTTTACATGTCACAAGTGTTTCAAACGTAGATGGTGCTACATCATCAGCTATTAGATTAACAGTAATACCAAATTCTGTTGATGTTGTACCTGTAAGAAATCAGGTATTAGAAATAGATGAAACTAACACAACTGTATCCGTATCTGCTGATACTTACGACACAACATCAGGTATTGGTTATACATCAGCAACAAGTTATGCTTCATAATCTATGGCCAAGTTTACAAAGAAAATAAGTTCCCTAGTAAATAGGCAATTTCCACAACACATACAAGCCAATAGTCCTTTATTGGTTGAGTTTGTAAAACAATATTATCGTTTCTTAGATTCAGCACAAATTACTCTTACCAGTGTAAGTGCTAGTGATCAAATAATTTTAGAAACATCAACAGGAACAAATGTAAACTTTCTTTCATTAAATGCCACAGATGAAAAAGGTAATAATGCCAATGACTATATTTTAGATGAAGAAGGCTCAATAGGTGAGTTTACTAAAGGTGAAATTATTACTGGACAAACATCTGGTGCAACAGCAACAATACTTGCTGAAGATACAGACAATTTAAAATTATACATATCTGCAAATTCAAAGTTTGTGACAGGAGAGACAGTCGCAGGTGGCACGTCAGGTGCTCAAGGTGTAGTATCAAAGTATAGGGCAAATCCTAATGAGACACTATCACAAATCCTTGAGTATGCTGATGTGAATGATACGTTAGATGATTTTTTCATACAGTTTAGAAATAGTTTTTTACAAACTATACCAAATGATTTAACAAGTGGTTTAGATAAAAGACAACTTACTAAAAATATATTATCTTTATATAAAAGAAAAGGCACGAAGAAAGGTCATGAAATATTTTTTCGTGCATTGTTTAATGAAACACCAGATTTATATTATCCAACTGTTGATATGCTTCGTATATCTGATGGAAACTTTTCAACAGAAAAGATTTTAAAAGTATCTTTAGTATCACCAACAACTGCTGATATGTCTAAACTAACAGGACAGACAATTACACAAGCAAATATTCCAGGTAATACTACTGTTAATTTAGCAAGCGCTGTTGTAGAATCAGCGACAGTGGCGAAAGTCACTTTAGGCACTATTCAAAGAGACGTTGCTACATTAGTATTAAATAAAAATTCTATTACAGGTACTTTTCAAAATAGTTTGGGTCATGCAATAATAGATGAGACTGACGAAGATGATATAATAAACGAAGATGGTAGTAAAGTATTACAACAAACATTTGCCACTCTTAGTGGTACTGCTAATGATGATGAAGATGTTGTAATCACATGTAATATTGAAAGCACCGCTGATGATATTATTATAGATACATCAGACAGAGGAAGATATTACACAGCAGGTGAAGCTATTCCTGTTGATAATCAAAGTGGAGGAGCAGATTTATCTGTTCAGGTAGAAGATGTATCATATGGTAATATAGAAAGTATTATAATTGAAAGTGGTGGTTCAGGTTATGCTGTAGGTGATGCATTAAGTGTCACAAATCCTACTCATGGTACAGGCCTTGCTGGTGAGGTTGCTGTTGTTAATGGTGGATTTACTTTAGAACAAGATAGTTTAGAAGATGGTATAATTGCATTAGAAGAAAATAATCAAGAACAATTAGTAATGGAGGCTGCAACAAATTCAAGTGCAAACGATATTACAAAAATTAAAATTACGAATAAAGGTGGTGGTTATCTTTCACTACCAACTTTAGGTGTGACTTCAAGTTCAGGTTCAAGTGTAGCATTATTTGCTGTATCATCTAACATAGGTAATATTTTAGGAGCAAGAGTTTTTGAACATGGCTATCGTTATGAAGAAGGACCTTTATTAAAACCTAAATTACATATGCAGGTTGATACTGTATCAGGAACCTTTACTGCAGGCGAAACTATATCTGCAACAAATGAAGATAACATTCAATTAGAAAGTTTTGTTGAAAGTGATTTTCCTTTATTATTAGAAGATTTTAGAAATTCTGTTTTTAGATTAGAAGATGATAAGGGTGGAATAGAATTAGAAGATGATACTAGAGGTATAATAGAATTTGAAAATGATACAGACCCAGCTGTTCGCAGAGGAAATCAAATTAGTTTTATTAGGTCTGAATCAAATGAACGTTTTGTTGGAACTGAACTAGTTAATTCAGATGAGATAGATTATCTTATTGTCACACACAATGGTTCTACTGAAAGTAGATTACAAGATGAAACAACAGATCCTGTCACAGCAACCGTAGAGAGTTTTGATGGTGATACAAATATTTTATCAGTCACAGAATCAACAGGTACCTTTGATGATAAAGTTACGTTGACTGGTGGCACATCAGGTCAAACAGCAAGAGTAAGAAATGCTGATCAAGCAAGTGTGACAAGTACAGCAGGAACAGTAATTGAAACTGATGGTGCATATACTGGAGTTAAAGGTCAAGTATCTGAAACAACTAAAAAAATACAAGATAGTTTATACTATCAAGATTATTCATATGTTGTAAAAGTAGGTGAATCAATTTCAGACTGGAGAGAGTATCTTAAATCCTCAGTTCACCCTGCAGGTTTTTATGTTGCGGGTGAGGTTAGTATTGCATCAAGACTTGATAATAAATTAAAATCAGGTAGAACAATTACAGCAGGTATTGAACAAGATGAAATTATCGAAGCATTTAGAATCTTATTTGGTGAGAAGGTAGGTAGAAGACTAGGTACAACTACTGACGGAACAACCCTTCGTGATAATCCTTTATTAGGTATAGAAAGAGACGCTTCATTTGCTTCTTCTTCTAGAGATGTCACATTAAAACAAGACATTACAATTCAAACAAGTGATGATAGAGAAACATCATTTAGAACAACTAATGTAAATCAAGGGTTTGTTTATGCTGGTGCAAGAATGGATACGATAAGTAAATTTATCTTTAGTGCATTTAGTCATGTGCCAGATAGATTTTTATTAGATGGAACAGACGGTTCATCTACAAATGCTGATGATAGTTTACTATTAGAAGATGGTGGTGAGATAAAACGAGAACCTGCAAGTGATACAATGGATTCAGATGCAGCCTCACTAACACGAATAAATAGTATTAGATTAACAGGAACAAACGACACTTCACTTGACGGTGAGTTAAATATATTAGGTGACTTTAATTCTAGATTAGGTACTAGATATGCGATACCAGCACAAATTAAAACCACATAATGATAAGTTAGATGTATAAATAGTTTCAGGAGTAAACATGCCAGCAATAATAACAAAAGATTTTAGAATACATAACGCAAGACAATTTGAAGAAAGTTTTGGCGAAACTGCTGATAAGTATTATCTTGCAATAGGTAGACCTCAAGCATTCGCAAACGATCAAGCATTTAATGATGGAACAGACGCTTCACCACCTACACCAGTAGATGATGTAGGACAAGTAGAATACTATGCTTATGATGATTTCTTGTCAGCAAAAAAGATTGCTGATTCAGATGTCTCACTAGCAATTCCTAGACGAAACTGGGCAACAGGAACAGTTTACGATTATTACAGACACGACTACGGAGATATCAATAGTGCTGGCGCAACGATAGCAACTGATAGTGGTGCAACTTCTTTATATGATGCAACTTTCTATGTAATGAATAGTACCTTTGATGTTTATAAAGTTATTGATAACAATGCAGGTGGGGCTTCAACAGTAGAACCATCAGGTAATAAATCAACAAGTGTATTCAGTACAGGTGATAGTTATAAATGGAAATACATGTACTCATTATCTGCTTCAGAACAAGCAAATTTTCTTTCAACAGATTTCATGCATGTATCCACAGAGAGTTCAGACTTCTCTACAACTGCTGGTGCAATCGAACATGTAAAGATTACTGCTGGTGGTAGTGGTGGTTCAAACGGTACATATACAGGTGTTGATATTCGTGGTGATGGTTCAAGTGGTAAAGCAACAGTGGTCGTATCGTCAAACGCTGTAACAGCAGTAACAATTACAACTGCTGGTTCAGGATATACTTTTGCAAGTATTAAGGCAAGTGACTTTGGAAACGTATCAGGTTCTGATATAGATTTCATAATCTCACC